TTAACAGCCATTTTTAATCTTCCTTTAATCCAAAAATTTGAAAAGCTATAGGATGCTGTTCAACCGCACCTAACCTTGTACCGTTAACTGGTATAGGATAATCAAAAACTAGACCTATATCAGTTGATATACCATCATAATTTGAAGCATCAATATAAAGGTAATATGTAGTAGAAGCATCTAACCATTGCTCGGCAAAATCAAAACGTAGCCAGCCAAGCCATGAAGCATTATTAGCAAAATCCTGAGAAACATCTTTTTTGATACGAATTGTATCAGAGGTATATGTTAGCGTAGGAGCACTAAGGCTATCTGTTAATGATAAAGTAATACTATCAAGATCAAAATCACCTGATAGATAAAACAACACTTTTATATGCTTTAGTTGTTGATTGCCATTCGCATCAGTAGCAAAACTACCTAAGTCAATAGATGTTGAACTATCAGGGATAGACATATACCAAAGCTTATTTGAGAAGTTTACTATACTCATATATATGTCACCTGTTGCCCTTCTAGCCTAATTAAATTAGATCCCTTCTCTACGCTTGTAACAACTAAATATACAAACTCAGTACCATCATTTACGTTATTCATAACCTCTGTTGACGTTATCTTGATAACATCCAAAACCTTAATATCAAAATACTTGAGACTAACTGATAAAGTATAACTAACTGTAGGAGTTTTTAAAATATCGTTAACAGCATCTAAATCATATGGTGCTGTATTAGGATATAAACCAGCGTGATTTATCTCATGAATCCTATCAATCCCATAATTTGCGCTTTGTCTGCTGTTATTGTAGGTCTTAGAAGAAAATAAATGCCTATGGCTGTTATTTATATCTTCATTATAAGCTATTAATTTAGTGACTAAATCAGAATAGTTTTTTGTATATTGCAAACTACCCTTAATGATATCCGTATCAGTTATGTCTTGATACGTTCCAGGATAATTACTTGAATCTATAGTTGTAGGCATCTCTATAAATTCATAATAGCCAGTTGAATAATCTAATCTCAACATGCTCATAGTCATAGGTCGGATTACATCAGGCAAATAATCAGCATAATTTTTATATTCAGTTTCACCTATTCTTGGGATCTGAAAAAATGCAGGATTACTTTTTTGTGATGTATCACTATGATTATGCGATAATCCTACAGCAGATATTAATTTATAAGCTAGTTCTTTAGGTGATAATGTTAAATCATCTGTAAAAAACGTATAATAATACTCATAACTAGGATCAAAATTTAAATATTCTGCGCTTTTGGCGTTTACAGTGATTAGATAATTACCGCTCCTTAAAGCTGTCTGGGTTATGCTATCTATATATGATGCCAAAATACCAAATATATTATTATTGGTGGTAGAAGGGTCTTTATACCATAACACAACAGGCCAAGTTCGCCTTATTTGACTTATGGTTTCTGCTGGATGAGCATTATATAGCCATACCTCATGAGTAGAATCATCAACATATATCAAAATGCCAGTTTCCCAACCAGTTGAAGACCAGTAAACGTCAATAGCCATATTGGAAACAACAGAAAAATAATTGGATGAGCTAGTTATTGTCGCCTTTCTAAATGTATTACTACCTCCTGTCCCTGTGGTTGTAATAGTATTGCCAGTTGTGCCGTTGCTAACAGCTATAACCTTGTTATTGCTCCCAAGTGCTTTAGGCGATCTACCACAAAGATAAGTAAGGTTATTGCTAGATGATATCGATTCAGCATAATCAATGCAAATAGCCTGGTTTAATGGCCTATCTGTCGATGAATCATAATTAACAATAGGGTATCCATAATCAGGAGATGCCTTTAAAGGTGGTGTGTCGCATGGTGAAAATATCAAAGGTATTGCCAAACCTTCTAAATCAGGCTTTATATTTGGGTAATTTGTACTTGTAGCATATATATATTTATCTTCATCCTGCCAGGTAGCAGATGTTAACAGTTTCTTTACTTCTGGCTTAATGCTAAATTGAATATTATTCTTATCCCTAAGAGAAATCGATTCTATTATATAATTGCCTATGTACTCATAAGAATCATTTAACCCTATCCATATCTTTACCTCATTATTGTAAAAATAAAATGGGCAAATATAATCCTCATATCTTTCAAAAAACCCATCAAAAAATGAATTGTCGTTAATAAGAGATATACTTGACCCAGTAGCTACAGGGAAACTACCCGAAAATATGTCTCTTACAAACTCTTTTTGGGTAATATGCTCTTCTAGCTTTGGGAGCCATTCAACTACATTTGATATAGTTCCTGAAGGATCATCTTTATCAAGGTATTTTGTCTCACGAGTAGTAAGATATAGGTAAAATTTAACAGTAACAGGATGACTATCACCAATGGTAGATAATACCGTAACCGTTAGTTCATTGGTTGAACTATTCCAACTTGTAGTTAGAGATGTATCATCCTGATAAGCTGCTACAGGCTCATATGTTGCGCCAATTGGAATAGATACCTTGTAATTACTTCCACTAACCAAAGTTAAATGATCTGTGGCGTCCATTATCACACTTATTTTAACAAGAGCATCGCGCCTTATTGATTGTTTTATTTTCTCATCAGAGATTGTCATTAAATTACCTCTTCAAGATCAAAAGACATGCTAAAAGTATCATTAAACTCGTTGCTAAAACTTGGAACGTTTTGAAATCTACAAAATTTAGTATATTCGTAATCATAATCGGAAAACTTTAACGTAGGGTCAAAACATACAAAAAATGATTTGTGCTTACCAAAATCATATATAAACGATTCTAATCTAACCCTATCAGCATTAGATAAAAACCCAAGGCGTAAACCTGAGAAAATGGCATATTTTTGAACCTCATCAAAATATTTTGTACCATTTACCGATTCTAATTCATTAGATTTATCAACATATGCTTTTGTAAAACCTCTGTTTATTGATCTATTAACATCGACATGATCGCCTAGATACATGTAACCTATCTCGTTTTGTGTGGCATTGGTTGAATCGTCAACATCTAATCTCCAATATCTATAACCTCCTCCACTATTATCAATATTTAAAAACATTCCAAATTGACTTGGGGTTATTGTCTGGCTAAATGGTGGACTAGTCCAACTTGAAGGAACGCTGTTAGCCTTGAGAGTAACTGTAGCAATACTGGAAACGGTAAAAGGTGAGTTTATCTTTCCTATAGCACCAAAAAATGAGATAGGACTAGTCGTTGCTAAATCCCACTCTATATACCAAACATTAGTGCCGTTTGGCTGATATAGCCTACTTCTAATAGGATCTATTGCATTAGAAAATGGGTAAGAGCTATGAGCACTAGATACCGTAGAATTACCTGTAGTGATATATTGATTATCAAAAAATTTGATATATTCAGTAATAGCCATATTATGCCAATCTCCTATTGTCCCTATTTAGCTCTAAGATTATATCAGCAAAGGCAGTTTCATTTAAATATAGCTTTGTATTAACTTGGATCGGAGCCGTTGCAGATGCTAATATTCTTGCAAGCATGTCTTGCTGACTATTTATATCAATACCTAATGCTTCTTGTTGATCTTTATTTAAAACAATCTCACCACTGGTTAAATTTGCAGGAAAAGTGTCGTTCGGATAGCCTTTAGGGACAACACCCCCATCAGCAAATTTAAATACTTTTTTAGCACCTTCAGTTATCTGTCCTAATGTACCACCTATCTTAGTACCGCCTTTTTTAGAAAAGGCACCTTTTATTTGCTCAATAAGATTTTTTATGAAATCTGCTGCTCCCTTTAATAGCTTGGCAACAAACATAGTAGGAACCTTAGTAAGCTTTTCATTTACCTCTTTAAACTTGGCAAAAAAGCTCTTAAAAGCCTCAACCGTTTTCTTTGTCATATTAACAGCGAATTTGGTTGGAGCCTCTACAAGCTTTCTATTTAGCTCTTTAAAACTGTCAAATAGCTTTGTAAAGTTAGCTTTAAAATCACCACCAATTTGAGCACCAATACCCTTAAACAACCCTTTTATTATCCCAAAAAGAATGGCTGGCAATTTGGCAATTAGCTGAATTATGCCCTTGGCTAAAATGACTATCAACCCAGGTAAAGCCTCTGCTAACGTTTCAAAAATGGTAGGTAAGGCATCAATTATAGCAGTTATTATGTCTGGAAGAGCTTCAATAATTGCATCGATTATGTCTGGAAGAGCCTCAACTATCCCGTCAATAATGGCTGGTAATTGATCGAGTAAATTTTTGACAAATGCTACTAGTGCCTCTGGATCTTTGGCTAGTTCAATAAGACTACCAATAAACGCACCAGCACCTTCAGAAAATATCCCAACAACACCACCTACAGCGCCAGCAACGGTTTTAACGCCAGCGTCCTTAGCTGCTTTCTGCCCTTCTTCTTCAGCTTTTTCTTTATCTTTAGTTAATTTTTTAAGCTCTTCTTGTTCTGTTTTAACTTTTTCAACAAGTGCTTTTTTTTCTTCTGATGTTGTCGCAGACATGGCCGCTTTTTTTGTTTCTTCTATTTTCTTTTCTTGATCTGCAATAGTAGTGCTTAAATCAGCTACTTTATCCATAGAGGTTCTTGTTGCTTCTGCTCCTGCTGAAAAAGTAGACACTAAAGCACTAGCACCTTTGCTAATAGCACTGCCAATTGATGTAATAGTTTCCTGTCCCCATGTAGGAATATTTGCCCAGGCATCTTTTACACCAGTTACTAAAGTTTGTACTGCTTCCGTAGCTGATGCCATAGCACCACTAAATATGTCACCACCACCTGAAGATGTACCACCACCACCTGAAGATGAAGCTGCTTCTTTAACCTTGGTGACATTGGATTCCATTTCAACAAGGTTTTTATTAATATCAGCAACAAACTGAGATATTACTGATCCTTCTGTTGACTTGGTAATTGATGCGCCTATTGCATCTATAGATGCTACAACTTCCTGGCTCCTGTTTTTTATGCTTTCCATATATTGCTCTTGAACAGACCCAAGCTCATCATATGTTTTAGTAGCTTCAGCAATTGCGCTAGTTGTATCCGTAAAAACGCCTTTTAACTTCAAATAACCTATTTGTGTTGATACAGCTAATTTACCAACTTTAGCTACAGCCAACCCCAAAGCATCCATCACGGCCATAAAGCCATTAATAGATATTTTTGCTCCTTCGACAGAGGTTACAAAAGCCTTTTCCATCCATAATGCTACACTTGGCAATATGTTCAAAAGAGCTTGCAATCCCTTTTGTAGCCCAGCAGTTATATTTTCAGTTAATCCTTTTTTGTTTCTTTGGATAAAATCAATTGTAGCTTTAGCAATAGCTTTAAATATAGGTAGAAATCTCTTGCCAAGATCGCCAGCGAATAAGTTAAAGTTATCTTTTAATGTGGATATAACACCAGCTAAGGTTTCTGATTTGTCGATCATAGACCGATAAAAGATACCACCTTCTTGGGATAAAGAATTAAAGGCTTTTTCAAAAGTAGCAAAATCAACTTTACCTTTTGATACAAATTCTCTTACAGAATCTTCTGCTATGCCCATAGTTTTAGCAATAGCAGGCCCTATAGGTATGGCTCTTTCCTGGAATTGTAGGAGCCTTTCTCCTGTTAATTTCCCTGCTGCTGCTACTTGGCCAAAGATTAAACTCACTTCGCCTAACTCAGATCCAGAGCCAGCAGCAACATCACCAATTGATTGTAACTTATCTGTGATCTTATCAGCTTCAAAGCCAAAGGCTATTAACTGCTTTGCTGCCTTAGCTATACCTTCTAACTGAAATGGTGTGGTAGCTGCAAAATTTTGGAGCCTTTCCATGACTTCTGCTGCTTTTGTAGCAGATCCCGTCATAGTGGTCATTTCAGTTGTAAGGGTTTCTATTAAAATGGTGTTTTCAGCAATTACGCCAAACATGTCTTTGGCTGTACTAGCTATTGCTTCAAAGCCCTTAACTAATACTTGTGCGCCTAAAACGCCTTTAAAAGTAGACCAAGCAGCAGATGCTTGCTTGGCTCCTTTTTCTAAAGACTTAGTTGTGGATAACCCAAATCTCTCTAACGCTTTAAAGCCTTGAATGGCTCCCTTTGAATTTACCTCTAGCTCAAGTGTAATCTTGTTAGCCATTTTTTACCTCTTTTTAAGGCTTTTCTTCATTTCTTCTGCTTGTATTTTTTCAACCGTTTGATCTATAGCCAAGAATATTTCTGTCTTTAGATATGACAAGGAATCAAACGAGCTAACAAAACCCAAACTCCTTAATTTTCTTCTGGCAAAGTATTCAGCTACAAAGGGAAACATCTCATGATTTTGAGTATCCCCCCATATAGCTCCCCTTGTCGCTCGCCTTGCAAGAAGCATTACTTTTTTGTTTCTGAATCACCTAACCCCATAAGAGCCTTAGTGGCGCACTCCATAAGTATATTTGTGCAATCTGAATCATCATTTAAATCATCAAATGACTTATATTCTTTTTTGCCATTCTTTAAAGCTACCTCAACATAATAATTTTTGGATTCTTCTAGTAAGGCAATTATGTTTGATGTAGTCATTAGTGATCCAATCACACTTTTATCATCCTTACTTTCAGCTAATTCCATAATATTTACGTTTAGCTTTTCCATTAACTTGAGCCGTTCTAAGTTTGTTGCTGCCCTCATAGTTACAGATCCAACAAAATCCTTAAATTTTAATTTTAATTCCATGTTATTTACCTTTTAACTAAAAATTAAACAAAGCTGAGATAAATCTCGCCTAATCCACTTTTTACAAATGGCTGTATCTCTGCCTGTACCCTGGCAATCCCATCCTCGTTAACAACTTCAAGAGAAGAAATCACACAAGTAGGAGCATAAATACAACCAGACTTACCAGCATCCCAGTTAGTTCCATCAGCTTTAGTACCAAACGCATACATGAATCGGCATTCATCACCACGTCTATACCTTGAAAAGTTTTCAACACAATGCTGTGGGATAATAGCTGTAAAGCTTATTGCAGTGGATCTTCCAGTAACCAATGATCCTGATTGTCCTGATTGAGCACATATATCATTGATGGAAGCTTTTTCGTTAGAAATATTTATTCCAACTGTTGAAGGATTGATGCAAGTTATATCACTTGAAGCATCCCCGAAAAGAACCTCGTGATGTTTAGCAGCAAGGGCAGAAGAATCATCGTAGCTTGGTGTCTGTGGAGATGCCCAAGAAATAGCACTATCACTTGTGTAAGTTGTAGCTCCTGTATCATCAGCAGAAACAATGAAGCCTATCTTATCTCCTATGGTGTTGGCTGTATTAGCTCCTGTACTCCATAGCAAGGAAAGGACTGCGCCATCACTTGATATAGTGAATTTACCAGCACTAGCACCTTTAGAGTTATAAACAACCGTAAAAGTATCAGAGCCAGCAGAGTTAAGGGCAGTTTGAATAGCACTAGCTAATTCTTCTGGATCGCTATATTGCTTGGCTGTTACTTGTGCTGCAAATGTACCTCCGTCATCAGTTACATCCAAATAAATATCTGAAGATGTGATATTGATAGGGTTATTAAAAAACTTGATACCTTCAATTGAGAAAGATCCGTTTATTAACTGCCCAGCATCTGCATTAATATCGTAGCTTAAAACCCTTGCGCCAGATACAGCCTGATGTAAACCACCATTACCCCAATACATATGGCATGACAAAGTATCATGATCAGTATCAGCAGGAATATAACTTACACTTTTACCAAGATTAACCCCCGCAGAAGGAGCATCTGATAGGTCAAAACCTAAAGTTAAAGCATCTGTTGATACACTTTCGATAGGTCTGATCTTGTAGCCATTTGTTCCATCTTTAACAAGCAGCGCATCTCCCCTTTGAAATTCTGTACCTTCTCCACTATCAACGTTTAACACTGTAATAGTTGATCCAGCTACGGTATCTCTTTCAGTTGATCTAACCGCCTCAGTACCGAAAAGAGACTTAAGCAATGGCCCAGCTTCAGGAGCTACACCTTCTGTTTCACTATGCTTTAGATAAGAACTAAATGATAAACTAGGAGCACTTAACCCTGGTATTGGCTTTGCAATACCGATAGATCCCGTTAATTCTGCATTTTCTAATGATTCTCGGTTTTCTGTTAATGAAGCATCATCTTGAAGCTTAATATAATCCGTATTAGCTGCTGGATCTATAAGCGTACCTTCTGTAGTTTCAACTTTTACGCCTAAAACAGAGCTTCTTGTATTGATGTTAGCCATCTGATTAACTCCTTATTCAAAATATTCTAGCGTAATCAAACTAGATACGCCTATAGCCTTGTTTGCTTGTGCTGGATCTTGTCTAAAAAGGTATTCTATACCTTCATCAGAGCTATATCTTACACTTGTTACTTGTACCGTTCCTAAATAATGTGTTGTTTGAAGCTTTCTATAAACTTTTCTAATATCTTCCATTATAGATTTTTCAATAGTAGCTTTAGCAACTGGATCTAACTCATTAACAGATGCTAGATTTGTTAATTTAAAAATAAAATTCCGTTCTTCTGATAATTGACCGCACAACGTTCTATTAGTGTTTTCACCATTAGCAATAGCCAAGGAATAGCCCTTAGCTATCCTTAGCATATCATTATTCTCTATATCATAGGCATCTGAAAGCCTTTTATATGTAGTTAATTCACCTTCTATAAGTGAAATTAACCCATCGTATAACAATGAAAAATCGCTCATTTATCTGCCCATCATATAATATGTTATTTCTCTCTCTATTCTATCTTGACTTCCATTTTTGTTGTAGTCAATATTAAATATGGTCATATTCATTGCATCAGTATAAGCCTTTGTAGCTACTGTTTTATCATCTCTAAAAGCACTACCCATGCCAGCAAAGATTAACTCTGCTGTTTTATGGATACATGCTAATTCAAATGTTTTTGCATCTATGACTTGATCTTTTGATACAATTATGGATCGTGATTTTAAATCTGACACAATGCAATTACTTGCAATTATCTCCTGTTTTGACCAATTTATCTTACCAGTCTCAAACTGGGTTAGAATTGCTGAGTTATTAAACATTGGATATAGAGAATATAAAGCATAATCATCACAGAATTTATGCCCAATATGATTAATCACACAAGCACTATCACTTTCAGCATCAAGGCCAAATCTCATCCAATAAGAGTTATATATCTTCCTTGTGGATAACTCGGTTATATCTGAACTATCGTCTGCAAGCTCCCAGCCCTTTAATTTATCTGGGTAAAAGCTTATTATTCCAGATTTTGCAAATGGCTTTCCGCCAGAAACCGTATCATCAACAATATCAGCTACACTTGTCCAAGCAGAATTATACCAAATATCAATACTTAAACTGGCCACTTGGTCATTTGCTGTAACGATATCTATATATTTATGGTTAAAAGGCAGAAATGAGCTAACATATAAATAGCTCTTGCAATCATAAGCTGCTGTAGCTGTATAAGGGTTTGACCATTCTATAGTGCGGTCTACCAACGTTCCATCATCATTATAAAAAAATCTCTCCCACATCATGTAAACTCCTTAAACTCGGCATTGTAATAAATTGAGCCAGTACTAGCAGTAGTCCTAGCAACAATAACCAAAGCATCTTGTGTCCCAGTTATACCGCTACCTATATAAACATCATTTAAAAGCTGCCTAAATTGACTTGATGAAACAGTTTTTTTATCACCTAGGTAAATAATACCTTCAGCAAGTATAGATCCGCCACTAAATGTTGGCATAGTACCGGAAAGATAATCGTGAATACCTGAACTTGCTGCAGTCCAAGTAGGATTCGTTAATGTTGGATTGTATAGTACTCTATATCTTACAAAATCAGTGCCAGTAGCTGGGGTTATGTTAAATGATAAAGGTTGAATAGATCCCCTATCTTTATAACTAGTATTAAGTCTAATACCTCCGAGAACTGCTTCTGTTGTAGTCACGTTTGTTGCTGTTATGCCATTGCTTATAACTCTTATCGGGCCTTCTTGCGCTGCTGAACCTGAAGATTGAATAGCGTAGCAAGTAAATGCGCTTGTAGTAGCTTGATCTATAGTATTGGTATTTTCAACTTCAAAAGCTATAGGAAGTGTTGCTGTAGCCATAAATGGGACATCTAAAGAGTTTGATATAAACCATTCTTTAACAAGTACAAATTTACCCGCGATATCTATAAAAAACCTAACTCCCCTAGAAGAAAGCCATCCAAAATCCATGTGGTAAACAGTTTGTTTTGTCCAATCTATTGTTAGCCCACTAGGGCCATTGCCATCAAGAGGATCATCCCAGGCAGTGCGCTCTATTTTTGTATCAACAGGACTACCAGAAACACTTGATCTAATAACAAGCCTTGGATTAGTGCCGTCATGCTCAAAAAAGATACCATTATTATTGTTAAAGTACCCCCAACGTTCACGCCTATTAGCTATGGGGTTTGCCTTGTAGATAATAAATATCTCTTGAGCATTAGCCTTGTTGTATTGAACATGTCGCCTAGATCTAAATTGAGCCTTATCTCCACTTGTTGTAGTCGTAGAAAGCTCTATTTGTATTTTTGTTGCGTTACGTGTAACTGTACCACTACCACTAACAGCAGTTGAATGATATCGAGTTGTATCAATTGCATGAGTAGCGCCATTCTCATAAAGCTTGTGGGGAGAAGCAACGGAAAACCTACCAAACGCATCAAAATTATTAGATGGCAGACCTACATTGATAGGTGTTAAGGCTGTTCCTAACTCAGAACCGGTACTATTATATGGAGTTACTTTTAATTGACTGTTGCTATTTGTAGATATACCAGACTCAAGTTCTTCAATAGATACTTTAAAATTACCGCCATTTGTAGAGCTAAAGTTTATAAAATTACCAGAATTGTTTTTACCTGTTATAACCGCTTTTACTAATCTGGCATCATCATCATCAACAATTGCGTCTTGTATTCTATGTGTAGAATCAAGCCCAATACTCTTTTTTAGAACTACATGCAGCCTAAATTCTGACTGATCACTTATACCGTTTGTGTACGATATTCTTAGATATTGCAAAGCTGGTTGAACACTAAAAGTTTTACCTTTTCCAGCAGGGATTGTAAACTCATCCGAGCTATCCCAATGAATAGTTTCAACACCATTTGTGCTATGGCCTTGCTCAATAACAAGCCCATTAGTAGCGGATTCAACATCACTATAAACTGTCACATAAATTATTGAATAAGGCAGAATATTGATGGCTTCTCCCTCAAATGTCTGGGCAGCTATCAATACATCATGCGTAGAATTACCTTCATCTAATATTCCGTTATGATCGCTTATAATCCTGACATGGGTATTTGTGCCATCATCGTAGAATTTTCTTCTTTCAAGATCTGGAATGCATCTTTCTGAGATTGAATTATCATCTAGAACAGACATAAAAATTTACCTAAGTAAAGAGTAGTCCCCAAAAAGGAGACTACTCAAAAGGGAAATAACTAGATAACCCTTTAGGGTTTGAGATAATTGCCATGAATTAAAACTTCATAACTTCCCAAACAAAAGTAAGCTTACCTGCTGTAAGTGCAGCAGTTTCAACAGTCACATCAAGTGTTGCATCTGCTGCTACCTTAACAAAGCCATTGATTCCAGTTGTTACACTAGCAGGTGTTACAACAGCACCTAATGTGAAGCTTGCTTTTCCTTCTGATTCAATAAAAGCGTTATCATCGGCAGAAGTACCAACTATTAACGTAGCTGCTCCTCCACTTGTTACAGCAGTATCAACCTTGATAGCTAATAGCTTAACCATACAAGCTGATTCTGCTCCTGCTGTCATTACATATGTACCTGTGGCTCCTGTGTCAGACGAAAAATCATACACTGTTTTAATTATTTCAGAATCGTTTCCAAATGTAGGAGCTAATGTCCCTGCTCTTAAAACCATAATAAAACCTCATTAGTTATTTTTTTGTTTTGTTGCTTGCATTGCTTTTTTGCTTACCACATCAACTGATCTATCCAGTACGACCCAAACTCCATGGGTTAACCCTTGAGTAAACCAAGATCCTTCCATAATAGAAGAAGGTACTGGGATGGCTTTTAATTGCTCAACTAACTTTTCAGGAGATCTGGCTTGTATACAAACAAGGCTACCATAATTATTCATAGTTATTCCCTTTCTGACTTATAAAATTATGCAGCACTTGTAATTGTATAACACTTAGTAGATCCGCTTATGCTTAACTTGGCACCGAATACCAAATCCGCAGAAATTAAATATCCAAATTTTTTCTGAGCATGAAGCGGTGATACTTGGAATCTAACCTCTGTTTGTGCTGCATAAAGAAGCGCACTAGGAACCAATGAATGCAAAGAAGTAGAAACAGACTTGCTGTTATCTTCGATTATGTTAAAGCCAAAACGCTTTTGAGCCGCAAAGCCAGCAACCATAGCTTTATCATCGAAGCCATAATCAAAATTGTTCATTGTTGTATCAGCTAAAAGGTCTGCATAATAGCCTGGCCCAACTAATGAGTACCATTCTTCTTGTCTAGGCCATTTTGCTGTTGATACCGCTTCTCTCATGTTAGCCATAAGAGTAGATGTAAGAGTAGCTTGGCTGTTAATTGTATGATCAGGAGAAGAAGTTGAAGGCACTAGCAATGTATATAGGTAATCATTAATTTGATTTCCGATATCTTGCATTAATGCCTTTCTGATTTCTGGGTTTCTTTGAGGATCAACGATTGATTGAATATCAACTAAGTCATAGATTTCAAATGCACTAACAGCCCTTTTATCCGCTTTAAGATCTATATAGCTTGTAGATAGAACGTTTGTCTCAAATGTATCGGCATCAACACCCACTGTCCTAAGATCAGAAGAAGGCGCATTGATCTGCGATATTCTAACAGTATCGTTTTGCTTCTTTATCTCACCTTCATATTGTCTGCTTACGATATTAGGCAAAATAAAAGATTCTCTTAACTCTTGCATGAAAAGTGGCGACCATATGGTCTGAATTTGGTTAGCTACCGCTGTTAAATCTGTTACTCCAGACATAAAAAAACCTCCAAAAATTTTTTATTAACGAAATCTTGGAGGTCTCTAGTCATTTAGGTTTTATTATGGCTTGGTAAAATCTACCTCACCATATTTGGCCATCATTTCCTTAGACGATCCAAGTTTTTTCCATTCACTGACAGAAAGCTTTTTCCCACTTGAATCACCTACCTTATCCGCTGGCAGGGGATTTTTTGCTGCTATAAGCAACCTTGGGTGTTCTGTCTTAAAACTATTTACCGTAGAGTTAAGAGATTCTAGATCTACTGTCCCATCTTCGGTAAAGCCTATTTGCTCTAATGGTACTAATGAGTAGTATTTGGGATCTAACTTAGAATCGCCAAGACCAGATAAAAAAGCGTGCATCTTAGTAAAATCGGCTTTTTCTTGCTCCATGCTAGTCAATCTTGTCGATAATGAAATTAATTCATCATCTTTGCTTTTGATTAACTCGCTGTATTTTTTTTCTTCTAGTAGCTTTTTTTCTTCTAGATCTTTATCCCTGGCCTCATATTCACCAAGCCTAGAAAGAACCTCTGAATGTTTGGCCGATAACTTTTTCTTCTCGTCTAATACTTTTAGGTAAGATGAATAAGCTACCTTATCGTCATCAGTATTTCTGGGATTGTCCACAGGACTACCGCTTTTACCCTCTGGGTTAGTGGTGTGATTTTCTACATTCATAATTGTAATTTCCCCTTTGCTAATTTGTCAAACCTTTTTTACTGCATTACCAACAACATCATTGTATTTATCACGAAGTTGTTTAACTTCAACTTTACCCAAAAATAGATATTTTCTACCAGCATTATGTTGATGAATTGTTTTTTCAGCATCTTCTTGGGTAGAATGACCTATTTTAAAACCATTTTTTGTTGCAGATTCTACAATCATATTATCTAGCATATCTCCTGTAAAAGTTAAGTTTGAATTCACGCCTTTAGCTGCTTCAGTGTGTAGATCTGGCTGTTTTCTTCTCCATTCGGCATATTTTTTAGATACTGGTTTTAATTTTTTCCTGTTTCCTTCAGGCTTTGCTACGCCTTTACCTTGTTTTCTAGTCCTATCATGGATAAGGCCAATAGTAAGCTTGCCTAATTCCTTCATTTGCTTTGCTGTTGATATTTTAAATAAGGCTTTTTTGAATTTTCCATTAAATTTTCTCAAATCATCTTTAGCAGCCATAACATCACCTATCCAAAAGTAAACTCGCCAGGTTTCCTAATATCTTGCTTAAGCTCCCTACCCTTAACCTTTTCAGTCTTTTTAACTTCTATTTCTTTTTTCTTTTCTTTCTTCTTAGCTACTTCTTCGATATAAGAAGAAATAATATTGTCAACATCTTTTTTAAGGATATCTAAAAATGGTCTAGCTTTCCCTTTAATTGGAGCTGGCTGTCCATATGTACCTAAGATATTCCCCTCTGCTTTTCTCTCCTGTTTTGTACCTTTTGTATATCCTATTTTAACTTCACCAGCTTTGCCCTTAAATTGCTTCATAGCTGATAACATCGCGCTTGTTAATTCAAGATCGACAGGGGATTTATAACCCTTTTTCTTGGCGTATTCTTTTGTATAAACCCCAGCCTTTCCAGACCATGATTTATTGTAGACGTTTTTACCTTCTAGCGTTCTTTCTCGGATAAACTCAATTATACGGTTTCCAACTTCAACCTTATCTTTGCCATCAAGGTATGTCGGTATCTTTACCGTTATCTTCGTTTCTGTTTTGTTCCTGATTTGCGCCATTTTCAATCACCCAGTTTACAGGTTTATCTTCGTCTATTTCTTCAATTAACTTATCAACCTCATAATCTGACATTTTAGGGTTAAGAGCTATTATTGCCCTTCTGCGAGTAGTGAATCCAGCGTTTACTTCTTCTTTAAGATCTTTAACCTGCTGGCCTCTGTTATACATTGGTATTTGTGGCTTAAAGTTTGTGGATACATAAGCATTTGTTGAAAATATCCCTAAGTTATCCACAAGCCCTTGTTCTACCCAGAAAGGATACCAATAATTTAATAGCAAATCCCAAAAATCTACTTCAAACATCCGATATATGGATGCCTGATGTTGCCTTGAATCTGTAACATCCGCTTCATCTATAAGTTTAGCTATACCACTAACAGCATTATCAGAAGTTAATTGATCAATTGATCCAGCTTTTAGCCCTTTGGTATCAAGCCATATGGCTAATTGACTCATAGCCGAGCTTATCAAAACTTGGATATCACCTTCAGGTTTAACAGATCCAATTGAAGGGGTTTTATCACTTTCATTATCTGACTTAAAACTCCAAAAAGTATTAGGTGCTCTCTTCATGTTCTTATCATCTATATCGATACCATAGAGGATAGAGAATGCACAAAACTTTGCTATGTAATTGCCATCACTAAGCAGCAGGGGAATTAACAAAGACATATCTAGCGTGTCAGATTGTACATTAGGCATTATTAGGTTGTCTGACATGTTAAGATATATGAAAGGCTTCTTATTTGTTGGGATTGTCCCATCTTGACCTAAATCATTAATTAGATCATATCGGATGTTTCCTGATCCATCGTAGATAGCAAATTGGTAATCTGTATAAACATGATAAATATCTGTTACAATACCACCTGTTTCAACAGAGTTCATTAAAAGACATACTATATCAGCGTTCGTTAGATCCACTGGAGAGGTATTTATAACCACAAATTTATGGTTTGGAATTGTCCTTACAAAAGGCTTTCTGGTTTCTTGGTTAATGCCTAATTGCAAAAGACTATATCTGAAGAGGTTACTAAACTCGTTATTGATATTAAGCTTATGATCGATGTTAAGCATTTCTTCAAGTTTTCCAAGGATAGCTTTATCTGATTCTTTGCCTTCCATAACCTGCCGTTTTGGCTCTTGCTGATATATTTTTGATAATTTATCAATTACTTTTTCAAGTATATTAATAGGGCAAATTCTTTCCTTAGCTTGTATAAATGATGACTCAGATATATCTTCTTTCATCTTTTCTATTAGAAGTGGGCCTATTTGACCTTCATAGATATTGAATAGCTTTTCGTTAAGTTCTAGCCTTCCTTTTTCATCCTGGATCTTTTTAACTATATATTTGGCCGTTTCTTCATTAAATAAATCAATCATAAATACCTCTCATGGGTTTGTCTGTTTGTGCCTTTAACAATTGCATATAATCCATACCCAACCGCTGTTGTAACATGCTGCCAAGGGCAAGATGCTGAATCATCTTCTATGTAGCCAGCTCCTTTTTTAAGTTTCGTTAATTTAAACCCCTTATCAAGCATTTTACACTTTTTGTATACGGTTAGTCTTCTTTTTCCTAAAGCGTTCAAGCAATAAGATCTAACTAAGTTATGTCTTTTTCTAATTGGTGGGTTTGATGGTAATACCTTTTTTTCAAATCTAACCTCGATATTTTCTAAATAATCGTAGATGATTTGATAATCGGATCTTTTTGACCTTGTATCTTTATGCTTTCCTGCTGCGTCACCAAAGATTTGATATAAAGTATCATGATCAAATAAACCCTTGTTATAGGCATCATCAAGAGCGTTTTCTGTCCTTGCTGAATAGATTACAACCTCATCAAAAAAGTGAAAATGATCGTCTATGTATTGAAAGAACACCCACGACATAGGCTTACCTTCACCTATGTTAAAGTCAGTAGATAGGCCAATTGGATAGTTTGGGTTAATTTCATAATCTGTAGCTGAGAAATTATGATCAGGATCATAGGTTGAGTAGATAACTTCTTCTACAAGTGACAGCCATTCCCCATATATATAACGCCTTGCTTGCTTTGGATCTAGATCATTTAAAAGCTGTTGTTTATAGACTTCATCTAAAAAAGGATTATCGCTTGTGACAGAATAAAGCACTTTTCTTGAAGGAAATTTTTTTTCTCCCTCTATGAAGTACTCATAGAGCCAGTGTTCAGGTGCATCAGGGTTTGTAATAGTTATAAGTGCATTTTGCTTACCCTTCATTTGTGGGATACGCCTAAGCCTAGCTTTTATTGTCATAAAAGCTTCTTTATCCTCAAGATCGTTTTCTGCTGCTTCTTCAAAAACGGCTAAACTCAATTTTAAAGATCTAAACTTTTTGTATTTCCGATCTGCCCAAGATCCACCAATTATTTTACTACGTGTAAGTGGGAAGTAGATTTCTGCTCTTGTTTCATTTGTGACGTAGTGTTTTCCTTCTTGAAGGACAAGGCTCCCATCCAAGTGGTCACAAATTTCTTTGTAAAAGGTTTTTTTAAGATCAGGTAATGAACGACGCCCAATAAACACGCCAGCATTATTATTGTTAAGGCAATGGGTAATGCAAATATGAGCAACAACAATTGACTTACTGGATCCGTACGCTCCTGATAACATGATTTCCGGTGTTGATTCATTATAATCCCAATCTTCTAATAGATCCATAAGCTCCCCTTGCATCGGTATGATATAGGGGTTAAAGCGTTCAAAATATGGATCTGAATCTATCTCTTTAGTCATTTTTTTGTAGTCTTTTTAGTTGACTTCTTTTTCTTACCCCCAGGCTTTTTATAATTCATTTCTATCGATATCTTATTAGATTCTGAATCTGCACTTTCCAGCTTCATCTTATCTCCATAGATCCTATGAAACCTTGTTTTGAGAAAGAAGATAGCCATAGTTGTATCAATACGTTTAGCTCCTTTTTTCAAAGCTGCCTCTGGTATAGTACCAGTTAATGCACTAAGAGCATAGGCTTCAAGGAATCTTAGTGCTGCTGCTTCCCCTTCGCTTTTTGCTTGTGCAAATTCTTCAAACCTATCAACCCAATTATAGCCTGTTTTTCTGCATATATTCAGAATTGAACAGGATGCTTCAAAGCTATAGCCTTGAGACATTGATTTTTTTAAAATTTCCGCTTTTTCAGGAGTGTAGGTGTATGGCTTTGGCATAAAATCCCTTTAATAATGTATATTTATTATATTTATATTATATCACATTTTAACTGATTTTTGATTCCAGAATATTTTTTCAGATTTGTTACCTACGTTTTTATCTTGAGATAGCAAAGACCTCTTTTCTATTTCATAGACCAACTTAAACCTTGGATCATTGATATTATATTCTGAAATATAAACAGGATGCTCATTATTTGCAGCCCAGTTTAAGAATTTAGCTCGATTAAACTCGTTACCATATTCGGCAGTACCTTCATACGGTATATCACAATAGATAACGCTGTTAGGTTTTATCTCTACTTGATCGTAGCTTAAATCTGAAAATGTAAGATTATTTGTAGGTAGCTTTTCTATTTTTTGCAACTGCTGCAACTGCTCCAACCGCTGCAACTGCTCCAACTGCTGCAACTGCTCCAACTGCTGCAAC